TAGACAGAAACGCCGAGAGGATAGAGCAAGTAGATACGCTTTATTGCAACGAGCTAAGAAAGTAGGGTTAGATCCATTGCCATCAAGGCGTCCGACAAACAGTGAAAGGCGTAAGTGGTTAGAGAAGTTAGCAGAGTTAGAGTCTAAGCAAGACCATACTCGTCAGGCATAACATCATATTTTTCAAAGATTTCTGACATTTCCATAGAGATAAACATTATATCATCTACAGATATATCTTCTTGATATATTTTTTTGTTTGGTGCAACCTTTTTACAAATAAACCCAAGTAAATCATTATTAGCTTCAGAGATTCTTCGTAGTTCTTTTACCATTTTGTACAGTTCTTTGATTAAATCGTCCATTATTTCGATTTTATTGATTTACCTATATTACGGAGTTTGGTTTTTAATTGCGATGTAAATCTATCAAAATACCTATCTTTTAATTTTAAACTATCAATATAAGGTAACAATAAATCTCTTGCTTCAGCATTAGAAGCATAAAACCATTTACGCTGAACATTGTCTTTATATTCACCAGTAATACCTAAATGATAGTGTCCGTATTTTACATCACTACCCACTCTCGCAGTAACTTTAGACATATTAGTTTTTACGGCACTCTTTTTTTGCATTGATTGTTTTAACTTTCCTTTTGCAATCATAAAGTCAGTAGCCATACCACTTTCTTTTTTAACTCTTAACCATTTAGATTTAGGTGTGTAATCAATAAACTTATTTCCCTGTATATCTTTTTGAGTTTTAAAGGTTTTTAAAGAATCTTTTCTTGCTTGTTCTGCTAAAGGTGCTAATACTTCTCGTACTGCAAATTGTGCTAAGTCTTTCTTTTTTAATTTTCTAAAATCGAAATCAACTTTGTTTTGCATCTTTATCATCTACGACCACCAATGGTTGATTTATACTTGCATTATTTTCAATGATTCTATTAGCATCTTCAATACTTAAATCTTTGTTTTCTTCTGCAAGTAATTGTGCTTCTGTTGTTAAGTTATGTTTTAATTTATATTCATTTAACATAATCTTATCTTGCGTAGTCATAGGATATTCTACTTCAGCAAAGTCTACTTTGAACTCTGATGGCTGTGGTAAACCTAAGCTGTTTATTTCTGATAGAGCATATTCTACTTTGTAGAACTCTTTTTCATATTGACGATATAATTCTTTATCGTCCATAAAATCTTCGTGGCGTTCTAAGTCTTTAATCATTAGAGAAATACCACTTGGTACTTCCCCACCTGATTGTGCGAAAGTAACAAATAAGTGATTATTCAATGCTACTAATTCTATTTGCCATTTTATATTTTCTATAACAGAACGAACATCGCCTTGTGGAGAAACTATGCTATAGTTACTTCCTTCAGGTAAAGTTAAAATTTCATCTGATCCTGCTCTTACATTAGAGTTGTCAGAAATAATTCCAGTTACTACTGGCTGTCCAAACATTTGGAATCGTAATCCTAATTGCATTTCAGTCATTGTAATATTGATATGCTCATTAGCAGATACCAAGTCTGACGCACCTTCTACAAAGAAAGAATCTAATTGTTCTTCTCTGTGAGTAAATACAAAAGGTAATACACCTAAGTTGTGTTGCACCTCTTCAAGAATATCACCATTCTCATTGAATTTTAAATGTAATTCGCTATCCCAATACGCATACATTAACTCATTTGTATCAGATAAGTCTGCGTGTCCGTGCATCATTGGATATACAATCGCTTCAGGTCTATAAGGGTTGTCACCAAAGTATGGCTCAAAATAATAAATAGGACGATAATCAAAGCGTTGCTCTACTTCATCATACATTACATAAGTTGCAGTAGAACCAAGTAAACGAGTCATTCGTTCCATTTGTTTCATACGAGCATTTTTTACAACAGTTAAATCTATATAGTTTTCGTTTACATTTCTTTTTGCACCGATCGTATAAATACTGGACATACGATTGATAAACTTTTTCACGATGTTGGTATTGTAGTGAGGAATTTCTTGGAATGCGTCAGATTTAAAATATCCTTCAATATATTGGTCGGTTAAAGAGCCAGAATAATAGTCTAAGGACTTTCTTACTTCTTCTCTACGAGCTTTCGCTTGTTCTTCTTTAAAATTAGTTAATGAGTCTTGTATAATTTCTCTAGCTGTTAAAACCATCAAAGTATTCCTTTTTATCGTGATATTCTTCCAATGAAGTTACTTCTAATTGGAAATCTATTCAATATAAAATATCTGAACGCATCGCAACCGTGTTCAAAGTAACCATCTTTAATAGGATTGTTAGATATTCCCTTACCTTCTTTAGCTTCAGGAAATCTATACCCTTCAAAATCTTCTGCAATACCTACACATTTTTTATCTACTCTTATTCTTCTTAACCCCTCTGCGTTTTCAAAAAATCCTCTACAATAACTTACACCTGCTTGTATATCACGAGATAATCTATCCATACGATATTCTACATAAATACCGTGTCTGCGAAAAATATGTATATCTCCCATACCTGACTGTCCTTGTACAAAGCTACCTGCTGGATCACCATAATAAGTAATTACAGGATAAGGCTTTGCTTTAATTTTTTCAGCAAGTTTATCAGTAGGTATATTTCTTTCGTGTATAATTTCATCAATAATGTTAATGTGCCAATTACCGTTTTCTTTATAAGTTTGAAACCATAATACCGATGGCATTCTAAATCCAAAGTCCATTGAACAGTATGTAGGTAAATTTTCTTTATAAGGTACATCTCCCATATCTTTTTCTCTATCAAATGGATATACTCTACCCTCCATAGAAGTAAACTTTGCAGCAAACTCTTGATCAAATAATTCTTTGGACATATTTCTTTTTCGCTCTTGTATGAAAGAGTCTTTTTTACCTTCTGGAAATGCGTATTGATTTTCCCAGCTTGGAGATTGATGTGAATACCACTTTGGATCACTTTGTCCTAGCAAGTATAAATCGTACACCCAATTAAAACCTTCTGGTGTTGTAATAAATATAGCTTTTCCTTTTCTATCTACTAGAGTGGGAGATAGATACATATCCCATATTCTTCTTGGCATCTTGGCTGCCTCGTCTATAATAAGTAGATCAACGCCTTCTCCGACTAATGAGTCTGGATTTTCACAAGACATACCCTCTACCGTTGTTCCCCATTTAAATTTTATATACTGTTCTTTTTCAGACGCTCTATCAATGTCATTTGCTTTACCTGCAACCATATCTTTCCATATCTCACGAAACATCAATCTTGACTTCTTGTAAGATAATCCAACAAGCCATATCTTTTTATTTGGCTGTGCTGCATAAAATTCTGCTTCTCGGAATGCTGCAGTAGTTTTACCATATCTTCTTCCACATATGTTTACAAAGTATGATGCGTCAGGTTTATCAGGAAAGTGTAATTTTCTTTGTCCTTCGTGTGGTTCATACTTCATATAGTCAAACCACTTCTGTTTAAATTCGTGTTCTTTAGTCACTTTGTTTTTCTAGCTCTGCTAATTTCTCGAGCCATTTTCTTCTTTCATTATTGGTAGGACGGCGTGACGGCAGTGGATCTAAACCAACTTTTTTCGCTCGTTGTAATAAAGCATATCTACTCGCTCTATCTTCTCTAGTCTTTTGTCTGGACGGTGGCTTGCCCTCTTTTATTCTTTTAACTGCTTTCTTTTCTTTTATATCTCGTTTCTTTGGTTTGTCGTTTACAGGGTTTCTCTCTGGAAGCGTATCCAGTATTTCTGTAACCTCTTCGCTTTCGGCGTCTATAATCTCATCAGCGTCTATTTGTTCTGCCTTTAAGAACTTCTCAAATGGACTATCTACGGTTACATTGATATTTCTAACCAGCTTCCCTGAATGTTCTAATACCAGACGCCCTGCCTGGACATTCCCTTCAACAGCTTCACGAATCATACTATTTAATACCATCGGTAGCTTGGCGTTGAAAGAAATCATATACTTCTTATAGTACATTTCCACAAACCTATCATCAGCAAACCAGCTATGAATGGTGCGTGGACTTACTTTTAATTGCTCGGCTATTTGTTTTTTGTTTAGCTCTGGATTATGAATAAGTAAATCAATAGCAGCCATTTGATTGGCTTTCTTTAGTTCGAGATTGCTCACTTACCTTGTCCTCTGTATTTCTTTTTATAATACTTTTTAGAACCTTTTGTTCCGTACTTGGTATTCGTGCTTTTACCTTGTCGAGTTTTTTTAGCACCATTAGACTTTACGGTGCGATCGTTGAATAATGACTTTCTCATTTCTTGTAGACTTTTTCTGCTCCTGCGATACCAAATGAACCGAGTGTAACCCAGACGAACGAGTTATAGATGTAGTCGTTGACCATTAGCTCTATTCCAATAATACCCATTGCTAAATCCACGATGCCGAATACGCACATCAACGCAAAAGACAAGAAGCCAATAATATTCTTTTCGTTGTATTCGTTTTTATCTTTAAATAAATCCCACATTATTTCTTGTCCTTTTTCTTTTTTCCAAAAATCTTTTCCCAACGCTTTTCGTATTCTTTTTTAGATATACTCAAAGGTCTTGGCACATCGCCTTTCCCTGCTCCGTTGGCTTTGCTATATATACTTTTGTCACTCATTAGCTATGTTTTTTTACTACTGGTACACTCATCGTTAATGAAGAACCTTTGTGTTTTTTATATCCACCTTTTGGATTCTTCATCAATTTAAACTTCCCCTTTTTTTTCATAAAGTGGTATCCTCTTGGTGCTTTCACTTTCATTTCTTCTTACCCTTTTTCTTCTTCTTCTTTTTCTTTTTTGTTCCATAATGATACGGCATAGCTACCTCTTTTTTTTCTTATCTTTTGGACACGAGTTCATATACTCTATACTGTTTTGTATCTTTAATCCAGTGTGTAACCCACAATAAGTTGACTCCCTTTCTTTAGCAGCAAAGGGACATCTCTTGTTGATTAAAGAACAGTGGTCAAACATACTAATCGATGTCTAATTCTTTATATAATTTGCGATCTGGCATTGAACCTGCACCATTTATGACCAATGTTGGCTTAGAAATTACTCTTTTTACTAAGAATTGCTCATCTTTGCACAAACACTCCTCGAGAGGATCATCGGTCATTTTCTGCTCGACCTCGAATACCTTATCGCATTCCAAACATTTATAATCGTATTTTGGCATAGAAACAATTTAAACAAGAATTATTGTAAGATACCAACAAAATAATACCAAAAGTTTGGATTAAACTTCTAGTTTTTTTTATGTTAAAGTAATGCTTTAAGTGATTATTATAACACTTATATTTATTAGTCGTTTACGAGAATAAACTTAAATCTTGATTATTACATAAACCTTATTAAATTATTACTATTTAGTTAGTCATTAACTTATCATTTGCAGGGAATACTACTATACAGCGCATATTCGCTTTAATCCGGACATAGGGGTAGTTAAGCAAAACACCAAAAACACCTAAAAAAATAAGGTTGGACTTATACGGATATCAAAACAAAAAAAGAACGCTTTAAAACTACGGTTTTGCGCATAATCAAAAAAACAGTTTTGATCCCTGGATGACTAGCTGTCCAGGTGTTGCTGTCAAAACTCAAGGGTAGCGCCTGCTTTTGCATAGCTACAACACAAAAACAACAGTTTTAACAGTTCTTGTTAAATCTCTTTACAGTTAAATATAAATAGAGCTATATTTATAGAGCCGTGAGGCTTAACAATAATAACAATAGAAGGAGGCGCACAAATGAGCGCAAATATTAAAGAGCAAGTTTTACACGAAATAAAAGATGTAGAGCAAGCACTAAAAACAGCTGAAGGTCTGGAGAAATATCTTGAGGACTGTTTAAGCGTAGAGTATGAAACCTATTACAACAGCGAAAAAGGAAGACACGAATATCTAGGCGCTAAATTGCTTATGGCTTTTGGTGGTCCGAATGTAGAAGTAAACACAAGATATAACACGGTTTTCGGTAATTGGTGGGGGGATAGAATGGAGATGTCATATAAAGATGACGAAAACATTCTCTGGTCTTACTTTGAGGAAGTTTTTGAGGCTCTAAGATGATAGACAGATTCTCACAAATAACCTTTAACGCTGATAAACTACAGGCACAGTACAAATTAGACGCTTTAAAGCGTGCTTATAGGCTTAAACAGTTAAAAGAGGGCGCACTGTCAGCGCTCTTTTTTGCTTGTTTGGTCGCTTGTCTTTGGTTCGGTTTGGTACTGTTTGCATAATGAATTTAAACAGTACATACTCAACAGTTACGGCGCATAGATTCCTGTGCGCTGCAACTGTTTTTTTTGCATCAAATTTTGGAGATCCTCACGCAGTTAAAAGCAGGATTTCCAACCTTAGATTTTTAAGTAAAAAGTTAGATCTAAACCTAAATTTTTTAAGTTCAATTAATTCCAATTTTTACGGCTGTTTTGGTCCAAGCTATATATTACCAGGCACAAGCAACCAAAATCAAAATTTTGCGCCAGCGAGTTTTTATATTTCTGCTGGTATTTCTACACTATATAAAATTTCTTTAATAACAATAAACGGAGTATATCAAATGAAAAAAGAAAATAATAATAATGGTTATCAGGAATTTGAGTGCGAGCATACAGGCAGCACTTATATTATTGATAATCAAGATTATAATAATAAATCTATTTCAATAGCTGATATTTCTAATCTATGGACTAAGTGCTATGGAGAAGTCATAGAAGAAAAAGAGAGTGGATTTATTCAGGAATTAGTCAAACTAGTTAAGGAGGTCAAGTAATGAGAGAAAATAAAAGATACTGCTACTGGATTTGTCGTATGCAAGATGAGCAACACCACGCTAAAAGAGGCGTAGAA